GTCGAAGATAAGGACAGCGTGATCTTGTCGGTAGACAAAGACTTTCTTTTGTGCCTTCCCTAAATAGGTTACAAGGAACGGTAAGAAAGTCTTTGTCTACCGACCAGATCACGCTGTCCTTATCTTCGACAGCACGTATAGCCAGCAGGTCATCCGCCTCTAGTGTCTCTGTAATATCTGCATCATAGTTATCCATCAGATACTGACGGCAAAACTTTAAGCCTAGAGGTTTACGTTTGCCTACACGATTAGCTTTGTAATCTGGATAGACATCTAGTCTGAAGTTGTTGCCTCCAGACAGAGCTACGTATGTCGTGTCACATTGCGAATCTTTCAGTGCTTGTTCAACAAGAGTCTCGATAGAGTCTCCCATGTCTCTCTCACTTGAATGCAAAGTCCAAGTGTCTTCGTCCCATTTGATTGGAACCTCTGATACGAACGCAGCTTTGTAAGCTACTTCGTCTCCATCAATTAATACTGTCTTCATTTGGTTTTGGTAGTGTGTAGTGTGAACAGGTGAGTAGGTCGTTGACGTGTACTTTAGTAAGTAAGTCTTTACGTCCCACACGTGAGTATAGATTATACATACACTCATCAGGGCTGAGAACAAAGTCATCCATGTCCACTAGGTTATCAATTAGTTCGCATAGGCTTTGGCGTTTAATAACAAGATACGCATGCTCACGCTCGAAAGCGATGTAGTCAGCTTCGTTGTATACCCAACCCTTACGTCCTTGTACGTTCTTTAGTTCAAGCCATACCTTTTCGGCATCAGGAGAAGCGTCCCCTCTACGGTTACGTCCTCTTGACTTAACATCAACACGACCAGTAAGGTCTACGTGAAAGTCAAAACCCTTGAACTGTTCCTGCAAACTTGAAGGCGTTGCTGTTCCTCCAAGGCTTTCGATAAGAGTAGCAAACAGATTCTCTGCTCGCTCTCCATTCTTACTGCACATGCCTGTGTAGTCGTGTTTGTTTTGGTATGCCATAATTAGTGGGTCTCAGCCCAGTTGTTTCCTACTTTGTATTCGCCATCTACGCGACAACGAAACTTGAGATAATCACCAGCTTGTTTGATAGATTGTTCAGCTAGCTTTCCGTATTCTTCCTCACGTCCTTCAATGACTTCCGATTGAATTTCATCGTGAATGTTTCCGACGAACGCAAACTCCTTACCGTGTGTCCAACCTAAGTTCATAAGGTTGTGATACAGGTAACAGCTTGTTGTCTTCATGAGGATAGCACCACAACTCTGTAGTAATAGGTTGAGTGCTGAGTGACTGGAACGAACGTGCAGTCTCCTGCCATCAATAGCCTTGAGATACTTCTGTCCTTCCGCTGTCTTCTTCACATCCTTCAGTAGTCTGTCCAGAGCAGGCAGTTTACTTAGGAAGCGTTTACGAAGCTGTCCTCCTTCTTTACTTCCACCACCTATCATCTCACCTAGAAGCTGGTCGCCACAACCGTAGAGATAAGCGTAGATAAATCGTTTCGCCTCTGGTCTTGTAGCTAGTCCTGCTGCTTTCTGATTGAGAGTGTGAATGTCTCCGTCAATAACTTCCTTAGCGTAAGCACCTTTGTCATACGGTGTGAGGTAGTGTCCAAGACAACGCAGCTCTAACCCAGAAGCATCGAAGCCAACAAGTTTGTAACCTTCTCTAGCTCCGAACAAGGCACGACATTCCTTACCGTACTCTGCTCCGACCGCTGGCACTTGTGCTACGTTCGGGTGTCTGTGACTACATCTTCCCGTTACCGTACCATTGGTAACAACTTGTCCTCTCATCACTCCGTCTTCTGCTAGCTTGAGCCAAGCCTCTTGACCTTCAGCTACTTGACCTAGACGTTTGATGCACAGTAGATACTGGAACAGTATGTCAGCTTCAGGTCTGCCTATACTTTTGAGAACAGTCTCATCAATCTTAGGTTTACCTGATGCAGTAAATAACTTTGGCTTCCAGTTGTACTTCTCGGTTAACCGTTCCGCAATCTGATCACGTGATGCAGGATTGAACAACACCTTCTTGGTTTTGAATCCGTCCTTCTTCACGTCTGCTGATTTGTGTCCAGCTTCCATTGCTTGCTTCTTGGTCTTCCATGTTTGCCCGTCACTAGTTTTCCATATTGGAGTCTTAGTTGGGACATCTTTCGGAGGGAACGCTTCTTGTAACTGCTTCTCTAAGTCAGCACGTCTTTGCATTATCTCCTTCGTAAGTTCACGGCATCCATCCATATCGAACTTCCATCCGTGTACCTCTTGCATCTTCATCAACTCAGCAAACTTGTGTTCAATCTTGAGCATCGTGTCTGATGGTTGCGCAGACATAAGATACTTATAGAGCGTGAATGTTACTGCTACGTCTTGCTCGCAGTATTCTATCATCTCTTTTGTACACGTAGTCCAATCAGTAGTGTCACCAAAGTCTCCCTTCAACGCACCCAGACGAACGCCCCAAGCTTTGAGTGATTGTCTACCAATAAGCTCTCTAGGGAATTGTGGCTTTTGTAAGTCGGTAGATCGAACATCTCCAAACATAGCAGATGCCATCACAAGAGTGTCTCGAACAACAGGGAACTTAATTGTAGGATACAACTTCTTGATAGCAGGGATGTCGAAGCCAATCACATTGTGACCAACTACTTCGTCGTGCTGGACAAGGTAAGCAACACCTTCCTTAACACTATCACCACTGAAAGAGAGACACTTGTTGTCGTCTTCAGATAGAACAGAGATACAGTGTATCTTGTCCATACCTTCAAGCGTAGCCCAGTTGTCTACCGCTGTTGTTTCTATATCGAAGTAAGCCCTTCTCATTGTCCTGCCTCCATTTCTTTTTTAACTTTGTGCCAGTATTCTAGTGTGTTCCTATTAGACATGCCGTTCGGTCCACCGTTGTGTAGACGTGCATACTCTTCTAGGGTGTGTAACTTTGCGTACCTATTCCAGTAAGCACGTATCACTTCTATTGATCGGTCAACATACAGACAGTTGTATGTCCATGTGCCTTTGATGCCTGAGTCTAAGAAGTAATCATATGTAATTTGGAACGGACCAATCTCTTGATATCTTCCTACAGCATAGGTTGGGTTAGGTTCTCCACCTGTTTCCACCTTCATGATAGCTGAGAGAAGTATAGCTATCTCAGTCTCTGTTGGTTTAGAATGGTTCATTACTTCCCCCCATAAAGGCGATACTTTTTGTTGGCTCGCCTGCGCTGTTATCATTAGTAATAGGCTGAGTATCGTCAGCATCGAAGTATGTGTTTTTTTCATGTAGTCTTCCTGTGTGTTGGTTGTATTCGAGAGTGCAAGCTACGCCTGTCTCTCCGCTAAATCTGTTCTTGAGAATCCGAATGGTTGTTTCGTTCTTAACGTCTTCGTCCTGTTGGTTTCTCTCCAGTCCAATAACCATATCACTTAACTGACCAAGACCTGCTGAACCTCTCAGGTGTCCAAGCGTAGTCTCTCGTCCTTCTTCAAACCCTCTGCCCTCTGGTCGCTTAAGGTGCGAAACAAGAATCATTCCAACACCCACTTCTTCCACAAGAGAACGAAGCTTTGTCATAAGGATGTCAAGCATCTTGCGCTCATCTCCGTCCTGTCCTGACACAACAATGGATACGTGATCGAGGAATATCCACTTACATCCTAGACCCTTGTTCATGTATCGGATGCGATTGATTAAGTTGTCAGACTCAATCGAACCCCAGTGGTCATAGGTAACAAAGTTTCCGCTACCGATTGTGTCATCGAATGCTTTCTTCAACTCATCCTCTTCCACTTCAGTGCCGAGGTGCAGTGTCTTATTAATAGCTAGCCCCATGATGCCTTGAGCTGAACGCTTGATGCTTTCCTCTAAGGCAATGTAGCCAACCTTCTCGTTGTTCTTAATTAGGTGGTAAGCAATCTCACGACACACAGCAGACTTGCCTACACCACTGCCAGCACAGAACGTAGCAATCTCTCCAACACGTAATCCTCTTGTGATTCGGTTCATGCCGTCGAACGGATAGGAAGCACTGTCTACAATCTCAGTCTTACTGACAATCTCCCACATGTCCTCACCTGCTACGATACCATCTGGTCTATACTGAGTAGCGTCCCAGAATGACTGAATGATTTCACTGCCTCTATTCTCCATCAACAATTCGTTGGGGTCTTTGGCTGGAAGGTTAGCAATGAATGCCTTACCTACTGGAAGGATAGCAGCACACTTCTTAGAAGCTGCAATACCTACCTCATCCATATCAAACATGAGAACAATCTCGTCAAAGTTATTGAGATACTCAAGGTTGTGCTTGATGGCAGACATAGCTGACTGCGCTCCAGATGGAACACTGACCACAGCCCACTTACCATTGAAGGCAGTGGACACGCTCATCGCATCTATCTCTCCCTCCGTAATGGTGATGCGTTTACCTTTACCAAATAGGTGCATACCGAATAAGGTGCGCACCGTTCCTACTGTCTCGAAAGATTTATCTGGATAGCGTAGCTTCTGTCCTACTAGCTTACCCGTGCTGTCCTTGTAGTTAGCAATCTGGCAGAGCTTCGATCTGTTTTCTCCTACGGTGTATCCATACTTCTTACAGATGGATAGTGGTATGTTTCTTTTTACTAAGTCTTGGTATTCGCCTTGAACTGTTGTCATGTTAGATGTGTGTGTTGTTGTTGTGTTTCGTTTGTTACTAGGTGTGAATATCCCACAGCTGAAACATTTAGTGCTGCCGTCTTCGTTCTCGCATAAGGCATCACTGCTTCCGCAGTCAGGGCAATTCGTGTGTGTGTTGATAGTTTTTAGGTCGTCCATTCTTCTGGTATACTTGGTCCTTGACACCAAGGTATGTTATGTTTGTCAGCCCAATCAGCATAGCTTGTCTTACTACCCTTGTAGATTTTACCCTTTGCTCTTTGGAACACGAAGCGCAGGTCTATGTCAGGATGTTGCTTCTTAATCCACTCATGCTTCTTACGATCAGCTGTCGTTAGTCTACCCTTGACCTCAAGGATGACCCCATTGTCCAAGAAGAAGTCAGGTGTGTACCTACGTTTCTTCTCAGGCTCTACGAAAGCAATGCGCTCACTCTCGTAGGTGTAGTGGACACCCTCTCCCGAAAGAGAGGATGCCACACGTTGTTCAAAACCTGACCTAAAAGTCCCCATTAGAAACTACAGCTTCAAGAGACTCACCTCCGCTAGAGAAACCTTCTTCTTCAGATGTGAATCCGAACGCTGAAGCTCCAGCTCCTGAAGCACTAGGTGCTACAAGCTCGATGATTTGTAGGGCTTTGAGTTGAAGGCTAACACCAAACCCAAGGCTTGGGCTGTACCAAGTGTAAGGCTTGATAGCCATCTTCACTTTAGAACCACCACCTACTTCAACATCACAAGCTTGTCCTTGTGCATCGAAGAGTTTGATGTTGAACTCATACACTTCACCAGTGCGGGAGTTCTTGCCTTTAGCCTTCTGCTTGCTTCGGATGATCCACTGACCATCTTCGGTCTCCTTAACAGGGAACTCTTTACACAGGCGAATCTTCTTACCTGTCTTACGCTCCTCCATTTCGTGAGCTTCGCTTCGGATTGTTTCTACCTTAGCAGCAAACTCTTTCGCTTCTGCTTCCGTTACGATGATGTCACAAGAGTATGCGCCATCAGGGTCGAACGTAGTGTTCGGTTTATTGACGTGAGGGTAACGTGCTGTACCCACCATAGTTGTTATTGTATCATTCATGAGAATATGTACTCCGATTTGTATATGTTGTTTATGTTGAATGTCCCCTTCACTGGAAGAGGCTCAAGGTTTACTCCATGCTCATCTTCAATTGAGTCTTTCAACTCTTGAAGTAAGTCTGGTGTAAATTGTTTTACAAACACATCACGTATGGTAGCTGCAAGCTCGTTGCATTTAGTGGTGTGTGTCGCCATCGAGTCATGCACCATTGCAAAATCTCTGACGTTGAAATTGGTAGCTGATTCATTGACTGTAGTATGTAAGATGCTAGCGTCAAGCGAATGTATATAATTAGGCGAAGCTCCTTGTGCTTGTCTCTTAGCACTCAACTGATCAGTGTCCTCACGGAAGCGAACACGCATAACTTTATCGCCAAGCTTTGTCTTAATAGATTTAGTCTCCCACTTCTGGTAACTTTGATGACAAGGAAATCCACTAGGCGATACCCAATAGAAAGGCTTACCTTCGTTTGCTAATGTTCTGGCGGTAGATTGTAACCATGCCATAGCCTCTCTAGGTTTACCAACAACATCATTAATGCCTTGCCATACTTTACCTGCTAGGTAAGCAGTGGCTTGAAACTTATCAGTCTCATCGAACGGAACCTCATCCCGCTTACGTGCTGTCTCTCCGTACCAATCACTTATGTATTGACGGCACGAATACAGAGTAGAGCCATAGCTCTGTGTCATCGTCGGTCTCTTACAAGCTGACCTATCTACTCCGTAAGCTAGCCACTTGTCAGCGTAGTCAGAGTCTCCGTCTTGTTTTAGAAACTCAATAGTTTTGTCAGCAACAATGCCATAGATGTCTTGTGGGTATTTACTTGGTGCAACATTCGTCGCTATGCAAGAAGGCTCATCACGTGTGAGAACACCTAACAACTGTAGTCCGTTGTTGCTGGCATCCATTGCACACGGTAGATGTGTCATGAAGCCTACACCTGTAGCCATGTAATCTGCCCATTCAAAACAGAAAGCAAGGAACTGAAATGGTTCATCACATTCCCGCCACAAATCAGCATAAGCCATAGGGTCTTTAGCAATCTTGAAAATGTTGTGTCGGTTTTCTTCTACCCAATCAACACGCTGATTGAATGTGCCTTTGATACCGTAGCAGTTAGCTCCGTGAATTGCTAACCACTGAACATCGTTCTCGTCTTTAATCTTTTCGCCTCTAGCAAAAGTTAGCAGACTCTTTTGGAAGTCAGCCCCCATGTGATTCACATAGCTAGGAACTGCGTAGCATCTGCCTCTGAAGTCTGTCTGGTGTGGAAGGTAGAACTGCTTGTCTCTATACTTATTAGCCAGCCACTGGGTATTAAGCACAAGGAGTCGTCTGCTTTTTGTAGCTGCGTTGTGGTCATAGATTGAAGCAGCTCTGCGCTTCCACATCTTCTTCTCAATCGGATCACAATCATCTGAAGGAAACGGTGGTAGCTCTTCATCTTCCCTCTGGGGAATGCCTTCTACCTCTATGCCTTGTTCCCAAGTCTCTTGTAATACATTAAGAACTCGTTGGTTAATCTGCCAAGGTGTATTCTGTAGAAGATTGACTGCGTTCATTACATCAGTCATCTTCTCTGTGTTCTCTCGGAGGAACGCTTTGTCTCGTGTCTTGATGAAAGGAAGTGGTGGTAGTCCAGACTCAATGTCGTAACCACCTGACCACTTGTCTGTCCACTGCTTCGGGAAATCTAACAACGGCATCCAGAAAGGACAGAGTAATTCGTTGTCCTTCATCATGTCCTCAATCCATTCCGATGTCTTTTTAGAGGCAGTAACAAAGCGGGCTGGTCCTCGTTTGTCGGTCTGTATCATTGTGTAATCAACAAGACCTGTAGTTGTGCGGATTGTATCGATGAGGACAGTGCCTACGTGTAGCTTGATGCGAGTTCCCCAACGCTCCCACTCATCCGTTTCACCCTTCTGCGCCTCACCCTTCTCAGACTTAATCAGGTAGTATCGTTTCTTACGATAGCTCTCTCTGCGTTTAGCTCCTTGAAGAATGCCTTGCCACTGAGGGTGGTTACTGAAGTGAGCGAACCTGATTTCATCTTCGATCAATGCGCCAACACGAACAGCAGAGGAAGCAAGTGTACGCTTCTGCGTAATAGAATCTAATATAGATTTAAGAGCTATGAAGGCAGCGGTCTTAGTCGGAAGTTGTTGGAGCTTGTAATAAGCATTCCCTGCAATGGGCGCCTTCTCTTGTTGCTTCTCCCATTCTTCCAGACCTTCGACCAACGGAGGAAGTGCTGCCTTCAATAGACGTTGACCATACGGAGTTTCGCATTCGCTTTCCCTGCGCCTGCTAGAATCAATCTTAGAACGAAAACGGTTTACACCGCTTTCAAGCATGTCTTGTTCTATCGAATGGTTTTGGGACGGAAACGTCTCACGAATTGTCTGCATGGTAATGGGAGTTATGTAGGTGAAGTAAGAAAAAGTTAAGTGATCCCTACGGATTTGTCACGGATATTTAATTATGCAACGGATTTTGAATCCGATGGTATGGTAGGCGTGAGAGGACTTGAACCTCCAAGCCATTGCTGACAGTAGATTTTGAGTCTACCGTGTCTACCATTCCACCACACGCCCTGCTTCCTGATGGCATTATAGACACATAATTGGCACAAGTCACTCATTCCTTTTCGTCCAGTATTTTAAGCTTTGCTTTTAATTCGGCGACGTCCTCTTCCATCTTTTTGATTAACAACTCCTGAGCTTCACAAGCTTTCGTCATGGAGTTAAGACCTTTTGTGAGTAATTGTTTTTCTGTGGGATGGAACAGCGTGGAGGGCAGTGGCTTTAATGTATTTTTCATAGGATTAGGTTATATATCAGTGATTACTTAGGAGTTTCCTCCGCTTCAAACTCATACAACTTGTCAAGCATTGCGTCTGCGACTGAGTCCCTGTGCCAGCCAGCGAACACGCAACAGTTGAAGACAATATCGACTAGCTCATCAGCGGTAAGTGCCTCGTTATCTCCTTCATAGGAGTATTTTTTATCGTAGGATTCGATTGTTATTTTCATAGTGTTATTGGTTATTGGTTGGCTGATTTAGGTGTGCTAACTGAAGAAAGTTTAATTAGTTGTCCGAAGAAAGCTGTCGCTCTACCTCGTCCCGTAGTTCCTGCCAGCACCACGTCACTCCCTTGGCGTCTCCACCGAGTTCGATCCATAGTTCCGCCACTTTCTTTAGTGTTTCTGTGTCATTCATAGTGTGTTATTGGTTATTGGTTGGCTGATTTAGGAGTGCCTTTCTTTACGCCTGTGCTGTCTTCATAGTAATAAACATCACCATTGGCATCACGCTCCCACATCTGCCAGTAGTCATCGCTGTTCTCGTGGTAAGTGGGGCGACCCTCGGCGTCACGCTCGAACCTCTCCCAGTAGTCATC